ACATGAGAGTACTGTTTAGATTTAAACCTGAAGGCGATAAAGCATGGGTAGGATTTGTTGAAGGGCGTACATGGGACGATATATTCCACAACATAGACGAGTTTGGTGATCCTTTTATGGCTGATGTAATTAAGCTACCCGCAGACCGAACTATGAGTTTTTGCGTGCCTTATATAAATTATGCTGACGATACAGAAGAGGAGGTATGGGATACTGACCGAGACGACGAAGTAGAAGTCGGTGATTGGTTTCATGAGTACCCTGTGGACAGCCAAGAGTGGGAAAAAAATTGTGCCGCATGGGGGAAGTATTTAATTACAAGGGTTTACGTATGAATTTAATAACAATAGATTTTGAAACGTTTTACAGTAAAGAGATCGGGTTTTCCAAGCTGACTACGGAACAATATGTTAGACATCCTGAATTTGAAGTTATTGGTTTGGCGGTCAAAGTTAATGATGGGGAAACCGAATGGTTAAGTGGTGAATATAATGCGCTCAAACAATACTTACACGATAACTACGACTGGGCGAACTCTGCGGTATTGGCTCACAACACTCTTTTCGACGGTGCTGTACTCAGTTGGCATTTCGATATTCATCCTAAGTTGTTTCTTGATACTCTTAGTATGTCTCGCGCTCTCCACGGTGTCGATGTTTCGGGTTCTCTTAAAGCGTTGGCTGAAATGTATAGTATCGGCGAGAAAGGGGACGAAGTTATCAGGGCCGAAGGAAAGAAACGCTTAGACTTTTCTGATGCTGACCTTTCCGCATACGGCGACTACTGTATCAATGATGTAGAGATTACGTATAGTTTGTTTAACATACTTATGACTAGGCGTAAGTTTCCGAAGAAAGAGCTAAAAGTTATTGACATGACTTTACGTATGTTTATTGACCCAGTTCTTGAACTAGATGTAACTAGATTGGAAACGCATCTCGATAACTTACAAGATCAGAAAGAAAAATTATTGGAAGAGTGCGGCATTGCTAAAGAAGAATTGATGTCAAATCAAAAATTCGCAAAGGCACTGGAGCAGCTAGGACTAACCCCCCCTACCAAAATAAGTTTACGTACCGGTAAGGAGACGTTTGCTTTTGCCAAGAGCGACGAGGCGTTCAAAGAACTACAAGAACATTCTGACCCAAAAGTACAAGCGCTAGTTGCCGCTAGGATAGGACTTAAAAGTACGTTGGAAGAAACACGCACCGAAAGATTCTTAGACATAGCGATGCGCGGCAAGGCAATGCCCGTGCCAATCAAGTATTATGCCGCGCATACTGGACGTTGGGGTGGTTACGATAAGGTAAATCTACAGAATCTACCGAGCCGTGGTAGTAATGCTAAAGTGCTGAAGTCTTGCATTGTCGCCCCCGAAGGGTACACGTTAGTTCAAGCCGACTCTGCCCAGATAGAGGCTAGGGTTCTTGCGTGGTTGGCAGGTCAAAACGATTTGGTAGAGGCTTTCAAAAAAGGTGAGGATGTTTACAGACGCATGGCGTCCCGCATCTACAATAAGCAGGAGAAGGATGTTTCTGATCACGAACGGTTTATTGGTAAGACTACCATTCTAGGTGCTGGGTATGGTATGGGGGCCAAGAAGTTCCGCGACCAATTAAAGACGTTTGGGGTGGACGTTTCAGATTTAGAGTGCCAGCGAATTATTCAAGCCTACCGAGACAATAGCGATGCGGTCACGAGCCTATGGAGACAAGCGCAAAATGCGCTCATGGGTATGTATCAGGGGGAGCAGTACCCCCTTGGCAAACCCGGAGTTCTTACTGTGATACCGACAGAAACAGCGATACGCCTCCCATCTGGCTTGCGGATGTACTATAACAAGTTAAAGGCAGAAGACGATGAGAAAGGCGTTCAGTTCAGCTACAAGACCAGAGCAGGTTGGGTAAAAATATACGGAGGGAAAGTCATAGAAAACGTTTGTCAAGCGATAGCTAGATGTGTTATGGCAGAGCAAATGCTAATGATTTCAAAAACTTACCGCGTTCTATTAACAGTGCACGACTCTGTGGTATGCTGTGTGCGGGACGACACAGTAGATGAAGTTGCTACTTATATCGACTCATGTATGCGTTATACGCCGGATTGGGCCGAGGGGCTTCCAGTCCGTGGTGACGTGGAAGTCGGCAAAAACTACGGGGAGTGTATTAAATGGACACCAAACCAGCATGGTCTTTCAGTAGCATAAAGACGTTCGATCAATGTCCAAAGAAATATTACCACTTAAAAGTAGCAAAAGATTACGAAGAGGATTTTAACACCGAAGCCATACTTTATGGTAACGAGTTTCACACAGCCGCCGAGTTGTATGTAAGAGGCGATGCGGAAGAGTTAGACCCTAGGTTTGATTACGCTAAAAACGCGTTAGACAAACTTAAGAATATGAAAGGTGAGAAACTGTGTGAACACAAAATGGGGCTTACTTCTAATCTCGATCCTTGTGGTTTTTTCGACGGCAAGGTGTGGTTTAGAGGTGTAGTAGATTTAGCCATACTAGATAGAGAATCCGGTATAGCTAGGGTGATTGACTACAAGACCGGCAAGTCTGCGAAGTACGCAGATAAGGGACAGCTTGAACTTATGGCGTTAGCTATATTCAAGCACTTCCCAGAGATACATACAGTTAAGGGTGGGTTGTTATTTGTTGTATGCAACGCCTTTATAAAAGATACTTATGAGATCAAGCAACAGCCAGACTTGTGGCAAAAATGGTTAAGTGAGTACGGTAAGTTGGAAAGAGCCTACGAGAACGACGTATGGAATGCAAAGCCTACTGGTTTATGCCGTGCTCATTGTGTTGTGCTAGAGTGTCCACATAACGGGAGAAAATAATGCCTTACGTAAACAAGAAACGACCCTACAAAAAAGAATACCAACAACAGAAAGAACGTGGTGAACATGCAGACCGTATGGAACGCCAACGTGCTAGGCGTGCGATAGATAAAAAAGGTGTGGACAAAAACAAAAACGGCAAAGCTGACAAGCGCGAAGGTAAAGATGTTAGTCATAGAAAATTATTAAGCAAAGGTGGTTCCAATAAGGATGGATACTATATAGAATCATCGAGCAAGAACCGTAGTCGTAACGGTCATAAAAAGAAGAAAAAATAACTCGGAGTTTTGATGAAAGTAGTAGACAACAGAGGTTTGCTTCTGAAGGTACGTGACCCCCTAAGAATTGTCACTGCCATACCATCTAGTACACTTGTTAGCAACGATAGCGTGTTAGTTAAGTGGGGCGTAGACGAGACACGCGTCCTGCATAACATGAACATCCGAAATATCCCTTCACCCATTTTAGGTAGATACCAATGGACTGGTATGCACAAACCGTTTGAGCACCAAAAAACTACTGCTTCTTTCTTAACCATGCACAAACGTGCGTTTTGTTTTAATGAACAAGGCACAGGCAAAACAGGTTCTGCTATATGGGCGGCAGATTTTTTAATGAAAGAGGGTGTTGTAAACCGGGCATTGATCATATCCCCGTTGTCGATTATGGATTCCGCATGGAGAACTGATCTTTTTAAATTTGCCATGCACCGTACCGTAGACATAGCGTATGGAAACAAAGAAAAGCGCCGTCAGATAATTATGGGAGATGCGGAGTTTGTCATCATAAATTACGATGGTGTGGAGATAGTCAAAGATCATATTCAGATGGCTGGGTTTGATCTGATTATTGTGGATGAAGCTACGCACTACAAGAACGCGCAGTCAAAGCGCTGGAAAGTTCTTAACAGTGTACTACGTCCAGATATGTGGTTGTGGATGATGACCGGTACTCCTGCGGCACAATCACCGGTAGATGCGTATGGGTTAGCCAAACTTATTAATCCAAGAGGTGTGCCTCCATTCTTTGGGGCGTTCCGCGATATGGTCATGTACCGGGCTACTCAATTTAAATGGATACCTAAACCCGGCGCTACCGAAACGGTTTACAACGCTCTTCAACCGGCTATCCGATTTACCAAAGAGCAATGTCTTGATCTACCGGAAATGACATACACAAAACGTGAGGTGGAACTTACGAGCCAACAAGATAAGTTCTACCAGCTTGTACGCAAACAGATGATGGCTATTGCCGCTGGGGAATCCATTACTGCGGTGAACGCGGCAGTTATGATGAACAAACTACTACAAATATCTTGTGGAGCGGTGTATGCCGACAGTGGAGATACGGTGGAGTTTGACATAAAGAACCGATACAAAGTATTGCGAGAGGTAATTGATGAGGCTAGTCAAAAAATCCTTGTGTTTGTGCCGTTCAGACATGTCATAGATGTGCTACAGGAGAAACTAGAGAAAGATAAGATAACCACAAACATTATTAGGGGAGACGTAAACGTCAATAAACGGACAGAAATATTTAGGCAATTTCAGGAAACCCCTAACCCGCGTGTGTTACTGATACAGCCTCAAGCCGCCGCGCATGGGGTAACACTTACCGCCGCTAACACTATCATATGGTGGGGGCCGGTAGCTTCACTGGAAACCTACGCTCAAGCTAATGCTAGGGTACACCGTTCAGGGCAACGTCACCCCTGTACTGTGGTGCAACTTCAAGGCTCAAAGGTTGAAGAAAGAATTTATAAGTTGTTAGACCAACGAATTGATGCACATGGAAAAATAATAGATTTATATAACGAAATGCTTGAAACATGACATAACTGTCCATATAATTCCAAAACTTATAAAAACATAAATGGAGAATGATGATGTCTAAAGAAGTTACTCTTGATCTCGACCGTATTGTCAGCGTGTACGTAAAAATCCGTGACAAAAAAGCGGAACTTGCGCAGAAGTTTGCCGAAGAAGAACAAGTCCTCAAAGACAAGATGGCTAGGATAGATGCTGTTTTGCTAGAGCACTGTAAGGCAAACGGCGTGGAATCTGTGCGCACCGAGTCTGGCACGTTTTACCGTTCAACTAGATCAAAATACTGGACTTCCGATTGGGAGTCTATGAACAAGTTTATCCTTGATCATTCTGTTCCGGAGCTTCTGGAAAAGCGGATACATCAGGGAAACATGAAGCAGTTTCTTGAAGACAACCCCGACTTATTACCGATGGGGCTTAATTGCGATAGCGAATATACAATCACTGTTAGGAGGAAAAAATGAGTGAAGAAAGCTACGTTCCGGTAGATCAGTTAGCCAAAGTGCTTGCTGTTAAAAGTACGACCATACGCGATTGGGTTAATCGTGGGCATATACCAAAGCACACTTATATAAAAGTGGGTAGTACGTATCGGTTTAACATCCCTTTGGTGCTTGACGCGCTAAAGGCTACTAAGGACGACGATGTTGAAGCGCAGGAAGCGGCAGTAGAAGAGCGGGTAGAAGTATCTGCCCCAGTCCATTTAGCGTTAGATTTTAATGTAGACGATGATGTCTAGGAGTTTGTATGAGTAATATAACTATGTTTCAAGATATGTCCGATGATTATAAAGAACTGCTGGCACAGTTAGAGCCAGAAACAAATATAGTTGCCACGCAAAGTAGCATCAATCGTTTGAGCATACGTGGCGGTGTGTTCCGTAAGGTAGTAAACGGACAAGAGATAGGGGAATTAGAAGACAGATTTCTGAATGTCGTTATCGTTAAGTCTGCTCCGGTGTCACGTACATATTACGCCGATGCCTATGTTGCAGGACAAACTGTAGCGCCCACTTGCTGGTCTGCTGATACGAGTGTAGGCCGTCCCTCAGAAGACGTACCATCTGAGAATCTACAATCTGGCACCTGTTTTGACTGCCCACAGAATATCAAAGGTTCTGGTATGGGCGAGAGCCGTGCTTGTAGGTTTCAGCAACGGATTGCCCTGTTGCTTGCAGACCAAGACGGTACAGTACGTAGCAACGAGGTATATCAACTTACCTTACCTGCTACGAGTGTGTTTGGAGATGACAAGCAAAAAATGGGGCTTCAGACTTACGCCAAACTTCTTAATACACAGAAAGCACCTTTAGCTTCTGTACTAACCGAACTACGTTTTGACACTGCAAGTAGCACACCAAAGTTAGTGTTCAAACCTATTCGTCCGCTAGAGAAAGAAGAACTTGGTATGGCTATCGACTCGCAGAAAAACCCAGATACCATTAGGTTGATTACTCTTTCTGTCAAACCAAAAGATGATACTCCTCAGATAACTGCCCAACCTAAAGCAGAGCCGTCTGAAGAAAAAATAGAAGAACCTAAAGTAAAGGTTTCTAAGAAGAAAGCCCAGCCAGAGGTTAAACCCGACACTGATTTGGCTTCTTTACTAGACGAGTTCGACGACTAAAACCCTAACGGGCACTGCTTGCGGTGCCCGTATTTTAACGGAATTACTATGGACACCAGACAGTTTCTTACGTCGGTGTTGGGGGATACTGGTCACTATTGCGCCGCAGGTTTAGTCGCAGGAGTGATGACCCAGAAGTTTTATACATCTATAGATTCCATTGCAGAGGCATCGAAGAAATTTGATGAAGACGGCACCAATGCTTATTTTGCCCTTGCCACTTTTAAAAGTGTAGAAGCCGGGCGTAAAGCAAACAATGTCGAACAATTAAAATCTTTATTCTTAGATTTAGACTGCAAGGTTGGCAAAGAAGATAAGACTTATAGCTCCCAAGCCGAAGCAATTAAGCATCTCCGTGATTTTGTACGGACGAGAAAGCTACCGAAGCCCACTGTGGTTGTTAATTCAGGGCATGGTATCCATGTTTACTGGGTACTCAATACACCTTGTAACAAAGATACATGGCTAAAAGTTGCTACTAAACTTAAAGCCGCTTGTGTTGAATTTGGGTTAAAGATAGACACGAGTGTTACTGCGGATGCGGCCCGTGTACTACGCGTTCCAAATACCCACAACTACGGAAGTAACCCACCCAAAGATGTTTTTGTTATAGGTAATTACGGCGCTGAAGTAGGATTAGATCAATTCTATGAGGCATTGCCGGACGCTTACGTGGCGGTCGTTCCTGCACGCGAGTTTTCTGCTGAAGATACTAGCGATATGCAGGCCATACTTGGTATGGAAAAGTATACAAAGAAGTTTATACGACTTGCGCAAGCGTCTTTATCTGGAGGGGGGTGTAAGCAGGTTCGGCGTGCATTCTTAGCACCCAACAGCTTATCGTATAACGATTGGCTTCATGTGCTATCTATAGCGAAGCATTGCGAAGACGGTGACATGGCTATTCATGTGGTGTCCCGTGGGTACGACGGATATTCTCCTGAAGAAACCCAGAAGATCGCTGAGTCTATAGAAACCCCGCACCTGTGTAGCACGTTTGCGCAGGATAACCCAAGTGGATGCGAAGGGTGCCCCCACAAAAGCAAGATACGTACACCTATAAAGCTGTGTATGGAAGTGAAGGAAGCATCAACTAATGAGATAGAAATTACTGTAAGTGAGCCTGATGCTGATGCCGATGCCGATTCTGTATCTTTACCGCAAGCGGCACCTATGAAGCACACTATCCCTCCCTACCCAAACCCGTATTTTAGAGCGGAGAGCGGTGGGGTGTATGTCCGGAAACGGGACAAGGATGGAAATCCCGATGAGATAATGATTTATAATAGAGACTTATATCTTACCAAGCGGATACGTGACCCGTTAGAAGGCCCATGTTACGAGTTTGAACACCATACAGCCCGTGAAGGGATAAAGAGGTTCGTAGTAGCCGGAGTTAAACTGTCGTCGAAAGAGGAGTTTAGGAAGGCTATGGGTATTAATGACATATTTATATTTCACTCTAATGCGGATGGTCTTATGCAATATATAGCAGCGTGGATTGAACAGCTTAAAGGCCCGAATGGGCAGGACGAGTTAGTCGCACGTACTCAGTTTGGTTGGACAGAAAATTTGCGGTCTTTCGTAGTGGGTGACAGGGAGATATTTGCAGATAAGGTAGTTTCTAACCCTCCAAGTTCTCGAACTGCACAGTTTTTCCCGTATTTCACAAAGCGTGGGACGTTAGACGAGTGGAAAGAAATCACCGCATTCTATAACCGTCCGAGTTTTGAAGAACACCAGATGATGTTTGGGTTAAGTTTTGGTTCTCCTCTTATGGTATTTATACCTAGTGTTTCTGGGGCTATCTATCATTTGACGAGTGCTGATTCTGGCTACGGAAAAACTACAGGGATGTTTGGTGGTGCATCTGTTTGGGGGAACCCCAAGCGCCTAGTATTGAAGGGAAAAGATACCGGTAACTCTGTCTGGCACCGTGCGGAGATATACAAAAACATAGTGTTGTATGTCGATGAGTTAAGTAACTACGGAGATAAAGATGCCAGTGACTTTGCTTATGCTATTGCGGATGGTGAGCAGAGAAACCGCCAATCAAATGCAGGACAAAACGTAGAGCGGTTACGTGGGGAAGAATGGAATCTATTAGCAGGTACAAACGGAAACGTAAGCCTTATAGAGAAAATGAGTTCGTACCGCGCTATCCCAAAGGGAGAAGCTCAACGTGTGCTCGAAGCTACAGCAAGACAGTTATTGTTTTCGCCCGATGAAGCGGCTACAGCACGGGAACTTAACGAGCGCCTTGAACAGAACTATGGGCACGCCGGAGACGTATTTATTCAGCATGTCCTACAAAATATGGAATCGGTAGAAAAGCTAGTACGGGACTTCTGGACTCGGATAATGCGCGAGGCTGATCTAGGGCCACAGAATAGGTTCTGGGTGGCGAAAGTAGCTACTACTATTGCTGGGCTGACTATAGCTAAACATCTTGAGCTACATGATTGGGACTTAGACAATTTATTTGACTGGTCTATACGTAAGCTACGTGAAAAGAAACATGAAGTTAAAGACATGGATATAGATATTGGCGACTTGGTTGCTCAGTTCTATAACGATAACGTACGGGGTATTTTACGTCTACAAAGTATGGGGGAGATAGAAGACCCGGAAATGAAGAACATACTTACCCCAATTATGTCGGATTCCTTGCCTATGTATAAATGGGTAGGTAGGCATGAATACGATGTGAATAAATTGTATATATTACCTAGACCATTTAAGAATTGGTGCGTCTCTCAAGGTCATCATTACAGCGCAGTACGTGACCTTATATTTGCCCAATTAAACGGGAGCACAAATACCATCCGACTAGGACGGGGAACTAAGCTGAACTTGCCGCCCCAGCGCGTTATCGAATTATCTTGGGACAGAGACCCGCTAGGGATCGGGGTTGATGACAAGAGTTAAATACACCGATATATCCCCTGACGGGATACGGATTCTAGTAGATTGGGACAAATTTACGTCAGGGGCTTCTTTCTTTGTGCCGACTACAAAGCCCACCAAGGCCATGCAACATATCGTACAAGCGTCGCGTATACCACGAGCTAAACTAAAATATATAGTACGTATAGAGAAAGAACTTTATGGTATACGGGTGTGGCGATTGTAAACAGTTGGGTAAATTGGTAATATCCTAATGCGGCTCCTTGCCGCTATCATCATTCTCCTTGTTAAAGGACATTGCCCCCACTATGTGGGGGCTTTTTTATAAGTCCTCATCGAACTCGGCATTTGAGTCCAGTATTTGCTGTATGTATCTACGGTTTACTGGTAAGCCGCCTGTTATTTCAGCTACTGCACTGCGCTTCAATCTTTCCCGACGTGACTGAAGTAACCCCTTTCCAGTGATCGGATTTTCTGGATGCTTTGTATTATAGTCCATTACAAGTTCCCTCCATTCGTTATCTAAGTATTCTTGAATATCCGCCTTTACGTCGGGTAGCACTTTCGGGTCTTCTAATTCGTCGCGTGCTATGTTCCACCTGTCTTGAAGCGATTGTTTTTTAGCTTCTGCACCTTCTTTTTTTCGGTAGTTCAAGTTGAGCTTGTCGATACCTTCACGCATAGTTACTGGATTAAAGCCAAATGCTTTTAACAGAGCGTCCCTAGTAGATACGTCTGTAATTAAGTCCCCACGGCGTGTTCTATATTCTTTATCATGCAGAAGGCTATACCCTTGAATGATATTACTTACTGCCCGCAACGGTATTTTTCTTAGGGCTTCGTCGTATCTACTCGTAACGGGTGGCCCCTGTTGAGCTTCTACTACGCTATTAGTGAGATCATAAAAGTCCCTAATCAAACTTGCCGACGCGCCTCCTAAACCTTCAAAAGTATCCCACGCTGTTCGTTCGCCACGATAATTTCGCCTATCTCGTATTAGCAAGTTAGTGACCCCCGCGCGATCAGTAATGTCCCCTCCGGTTAGGTATGCGATCAACCCGTAGTACCAGAAATCTCCTGACGCTTTCCTTACAAGAGTATCTGCATCGTCTTCATCGTCGTCGTCATTTAAAAGACCCGGAATGTTGTTAGCCAACGCTACCGCAACTCCGTAAAACGGGACGCCCTTTACACCGAGTAGCGCATATCCTGCTAACGTTTCGTACACAAGGAACTTAGTCAGCATCTTAGCTTCTTCCCGCTGTGCTTCTGTTTCAGCGCTATTGAATAGTAGGGTTTTTACTGAGTTTATTGCACGGAGCTGACCGTACAGGAGCATAGCTGGTACACGCTGGAACTGCATAATTAACGCTGTTAGGTTACTTTGTGCGAAACGAGGCGCAGTAGTAAGTAGTGGAGAGGTGTTAGTCCAAAGCGTCTCTTGTACGGCTAAGTTTGCGGCCTCCTCCCCATGCTGTTCTATATCGGCATCGGTAAGCTGCCCATACTTCTTACCGGTGCGTTGCTCTAACTCAGCACGGTAGAAGGCCATGAGAGTGCCTTGGCGAATAGCGCGTTCACTATGGTTGAACAGAAAGGCAGACGCATACAGTATCTTGTTTAGAAATTGAGAGCTAACTGCATCTATCTCAGCAGTCTCTTGCGCTATTGTACGAGTGTCAAATCCGTACTGCTTCATCAATTTTATGAGTGGCTTAAACGGTTTGTAATACTCGTTATTTAATACTGTCTCGTCATTAGTAAGACTGAAACCCCCTAACTCTCTTTTAATAACGTCTTCACTAGAGAGTGGTTTGCCGTCTTTGTCCACTGCCCTTGTACCTTCTCTGTAGACAAGTCCTGCGGTACCCATGTACTGAATAAAAGAAGTAACCATTAAACGTGTTGCTGTAACTGCGCCGTATCTTGCCGTTAGTCTACCCCATACAACAATAGGCATAATCATAGTATTAACAGCAACAGAGCTTACGTTAAAACCGAGATTACCTATAAATGCGCCTGCTCTTAGAAGTCTAATTGTTGGGTTTAAGTAGGGATTCTTAGCAAACTCAACATAGCTTTTTAATCCACCAAATCGTTTATTTGTTTGTTCTTCGCTACCTGCAAGCGAGACAGCGATTTCCTGCGTTAGCCTATCTTTGCCCCGGCTTTGATCCATAACGTCACGGGCGGCTTTAGATAGGTCAACACGATTTTGTATGTTTGCGTATGCGTTTATGAGTTGAGGCATTTTCTTAGAATAGACATACAACGGGTCGCCTTCAAAACCAGCTAAACCTTTACGTGCTTTACGGGATTGGATAACCGACTGTTCTGGTAAGGAGCGTAGTATGAGGTCTGTGACAAACTCGTTAATTTCTTGCGCTGATTCAGAAGCAGGGTCAACCCCCGCGTCTTTTAGGGCTTTTTTAACTTGAGTCTGTAGTTTGTTCAATAGTTCTATACTGATCTTACCTGCGTTTATATCTTTTCGTATTGAGGCTTCATCCAATGCTTCTGCGCTTTCCACCCAATCGGATTCATTTAGTTTATCCACTGCCGCTTCTTGTTCGGCTTCGCTTTTAAACGCCATATAACCGGCTTGAGTCCGATTAGCCTCATCTTTGTACACAAAGCTAACCCAAAAATCTCCTTCCCTAAATGCGGGGAAATACGGCGCTATACTGCCAGCCTCTAAGCGTTGCCTAAACAAAATATCTCGCACAGTGTTCTTTAGATTAACATCGGCATCTATCTTATCTATGTTGTCGTCTTCTGCTTTCTTTATAGCTTTATCTATCTTGACGTACTCATCCCGCATAGTTACGAATACACCACGTTGTGCGGGAGTTAGTTTGTTCTTTAGTTTTGTAGCTTCTTTGTACGCATCTAAACGACGTTTGCTTGGGCTTATTACCTGTACCGTTTCGGCTATACTTGGCTTACCTTCTTCGCGGGCTTTTTTACGATCAGCACGTAATTTTTCAGCTTCTGCGTTAGCTTTTTCTGCGGTATCGAAAAGCGCTTCTTTTATCTGCCTATCGGATGTCCCATACCGAACTATGTAACTACTGTAGTATTTTTCG